TTATTTTATCAGTTTTTCTAAGACATTACCCGTTTCATCACTGGCACGTTTTGTAATATCACTATAAACATCTAACGTCATAGATACATCGCCATGTCCTAAGTACGTTTGTACCTGTTTCACACTTGCCCCTTGATCTAATGCCAATGTCGCCCACGTGTGGCGTAACTTATGCATAGATAAACCAACCGCTACATTATACTTATCACTCACATCGTGTAACCATTTATTGGGTCTCAATGGCTGTAATGTTTTACCCTCGTTGGTAAAGACAAAATCTGTATCATTTTTATAGTCCGTTGTATCGTACCATTCAGCTAAAACAGACAACATCTTATTATCTATCTTAAGCGCCCGCCTACTCGTTTGGCTCTTTGGCTGTTTAATGTACGTACTACCATTTAAGCCACGTCCTAGCGCCTGCACAATGCTGATGTAGCCATTGTTAAACTCTACATGTTGCCACTGTAAGGCTAACAGCTCTTCTGTTCTCATGCCAGTAAAAGTGGCTAATCTAAGCAACGTGTATGCCTGCTGGTTGATATGTTTATATTGGCTATCTAACACCTCTACAAATGCCCTAAACTCATCTACGTCCATAAATTGCTTAGGCTTATTAATCTGTCTGCGTTCCTTTGGCATCTCAACTTTGGTAAATGGATCAACTGGGATCATATCCATTCTGACTGCAATATTTAATAGTCGGCGAAAATAACCAGTTATCTTGCGATAGTGTAATATTTTACCCTGCATTGTGTTAACATAAAGCTGTAAATCTAATGGCTTAATATCAGATACTAGTGTGTTGCCCCACTCTGGTATTATGTGTACGTTGAAAACATTCATTGTTTTGTTGAGTGTGCTTTCTTCCACGGTATGCTGATAGGTATTTAGCCACATATCATACAACTCTTTAACGGTCATCACGTTAGGGGTTGTTTTTTTGTTGTACTTACTTTGACCGTTTTTAAACAGTGCCACCTCGTTATTAAACCACTGTGCAGCACTACGCTTGCTCTCAAAGCCTCTTTTCTTCGCTCTAGCTTGTGTTCCGTCTTCATGTCTGCCAATGTACCCAGCGACTTCAAAAACCTTACCTTGCTTACTATCTACTTGTTTTATCTGCATTTTTTATTTCCTCTTGATGATTGAGACAAAATAAAAAAAGCGTGGTAATTTCAAACTAACACGCTTTCATTATTTCACACTATTCTATTTGTTGCCACGACTTAATCGTAATAATGGCGTACTGCTTCATCAATTTCATCACGATCATATCGTATGCCGTGTTCTGTTGGATAAGCCTTGACCTTGCCTGCCTTAACATAGTGCTTCATAAAGGTATTATCAGAGACACTAATATATTGGTGTGCCTTGCTCCGGTTCAGCCACTTTGGGTATACTTCTTCGTTCATCATTTTATGCCTTTCTGGTTTAATTTAAGTGTCACAATATCGTATGTGATAATGTTGTTTGAATCGTCTGGACTGATGCCAACAATGTCATAATATTTACCGTCTGGAAGCATCGCAATGAGTTTATCCTGCAATGTTTTATTGTGACGTATCACAATCATTCTAGTGTCTTCTAGCCTAGTCCCCAGTATTGTATACTGTTGTGTCAATGTTCTCATTTTACTGGCGTATTTTAGTGACATTTGCGGAATAAACTTTTGGATAATACTGCCATTAATTTCACTAGTAATTGATTTAACAGTTCCAAATTTAACAGTTTTATTGAAATCACTGGCTTTATATTTAGCTATCATAAGCACCTAACACCTCGGCTCTAAGGTTTGTCAACATGATACGAACACCAGTTGAATAGCCATTACTTAATTCACGGTCATAGTACATTGAAGTAGCTAGTGTCTTAATCAAACGATTATATAACTCTGCATCAACCGCTAAAATGTCACCATCAGTGATTTTCATTTGGATAGATGCCTTAATCATGGCAGTAGCGCCACTAATTAAGCTCGTAAGCGTTGCAAGCTCATTGTCATCATCATCAATATTTAATTCATCTCGTAGCTCCTGTGGTGTAAGTAACGCCATGTGCCACCTCCTGTATTTATTTAATATGTACGTCCCCACTTCTGGGGATATGATGTTACTTACCTGATGTCGCACCAAAAGTGATAAACTTACCAGCGTTTGTGTCTGCTGGCTTGAAATCAGCACGTAGTGCCACTGCTAGGATATGTTCATAGTTTTCGTTGTGATCCCATTCAACTGATACATCAGAACGCAATGCTTCAATGACAAAGGCTTTAGGGTCGCCAACAAAGGCTTTTGCTCCACCACCAAACACATCATCAGCAACCACTGTCACGCTAGCACCAAACAATGTCTTACCTGTGGCAGATGCAATAGAATCTTGCAACAAGTAACGACCATTACCGTCCTTTAACAAGTCAACTGCGTTATAAAATGATTCAGTCACAACCCATTGACGGTTGTAATTAGCTAAACCAGTGTTATATGCCGTCTTCAAATCATCAGTAGTTGTTGCTGTAACGGCTGTAGCTGTTTGCAAAACTTGTCCAATTTGATATTGTTCAGTCAATTCTTTGGCTTCTTGAACATACGTATTAAGCAATGTTTTAAGGTTCGGTGCATCTTGGATCATTTCCATTGAGAGTGGCAACATACCACGATATGTCAATGCTTTATAATCAACATTCTTTAATACTGCCTTAGCAATATCTGGATTAACAGCTCGTTCTTCGGCTGTCGTTAAACGTGCTGTGTTCTTTTGTAATACTGGCAACGTTCCCATGCCTGATGTCACTGTCACACGATTAATCAATGCTGATAAGTTGCGGTTGTCTGTTGGTACTTTTTGAACGTCCAAAATTTCCTTTGGAATAACTACACCAGCATCAACTGTTGTCATGCCGTTGTCGCGCTTTTCCCCTGTCTTGAGGTAGTGCATAAAGTCGCGTACTTCTGCTGTTTCTTGTTCTTGGTTTACTTTAATTTCCATTTTTTCTTGTCCTTTCAAGCTACGTTCTTCGGTTGGTTCTTCTGGTTCTTCTGGCTCATCATCTCGTGTATTGTCATCAGCAGAATCATCTGATAACCCCTGTGCTTTTTTAACGGCATCTAATTGCGCTTGTAACGCATCAATCTGCTTCTGTAAATCATCTACGGAAGCAACACCCTTTTGCACATCAGCAACATCTGAATCATCAGCACTCGCCAATGCACGTACCTCTGTTACCTTTGTCGCTTTTTGTTCTTTCAAAGCCATTAACTTTGATTCAATTTCTGAAATCTTCATCTTATATCTCCTATTCGTATAATTTCAGCACTGCCAACATCTTTTGCTTGTAAGCATCATCTGATAGCGACCTTGTCACTGCAATACTTGTCTCTTGATAAGCTGGCATCGTGACAACTGAAACCTCGTACAACTCGGCAAATTTTGTGATTGTCCGTTGTGGTGTTCCGTTCGCATCTTTCGTCCACTCATCATCAACAACTTTGAAGCCGAAACTCATGCCCCTCAAGTTGCCCACTCTGATATTGGTGTATACATCGTTTCCCAAAGTAGTATTTGGAATATCAAGGCTAAATTTAAGCCCTTTTTTATCAATACCGAGTTGTAATGTACCCGCTGATGTTCTGCCCAATACATTTGCAAATTTATGATCGTACAAGGCAACCACATCGCTCATATCGACACTATCAAAAGCATCTGGATTCACATATTCAATAAATCCGTCAAAATTCTCGCTTGGCTCATTAAATACAACGGCATAACCAGCAATCTTCCCAACAAATTGGGAATCAGTTAAATCTCTGACTTCTAGCCCTTTAATGCCTCTTGTAAGTCGCTCTCTATCATTCATAGTTGAACAATCCCCTTACTTTTCAAAATTTCAAGCGCCTGAGAGCCGTCCAGAATGCCATTATCAACAAAATTAATCAGATCTTGCTTCAAAATACTGCTTGAATAATCTAAAATGCTACTCATATCTAAAGAAATATCATCACTAAACTTGGCTTGTACTTCACTAACAATAGGCTCGATATAACGGTTTAAACCATTGACGTACATTTTTTGGATCATATCAACGTTGCTTTGCTGATCGCCTTGCCCATTTAAGTATGAATCAGGTACACCAAACGCTTTACTAATCTGTGTTCGTTGATAAGTCGCATTATTCAAGAATTTAGCCACATCTGCGTTGATTGAAATGCTTTGAAAATCTGCACTCTGATCTAACACTAATGTTCGCCCTGCGTTTGAGCCTGTATTGGCTTTTTCAAACTCGCTACGGACGTTATTCTTAGCTTCTGGACTTAGGATAGCCTCTGGCACTCTTATAATCGAAGTTGGATTAATCGCTTGTGCTAAGGTAGCAAGTGATAGCTTATTTGCTTGTTCCTGTTGCTGAATCTCATTGGCTAGACTTTCAAGGGGACTGTGACCGATAAGCTCGGTACCATTCACACCATGAGCCATAATCTTGAAATGTAAAACGGCATCGGCTTGAAATGTGCCACCTGTGTAATCGCCATGCGGTGTAATCTGATAAGTCAAGACATCGTTTGTTAAGTCAAGCGATACATTCTGGTTAGGGATATAACGTAACTCGTTTTCGCCAATAGTTGCGAAAGCATTACCAGACATCAGCAATTCTAATACGATCGTCTGCCAAAAGTTGTAACGGTTGGTTAGATGACTAGGCTTATTTAGCACCGCAAGCGCTTGAGCATTGCTACCAATAAACTTTGCACCCGCCACATCTGCACTGATTAGGCTGGTAACGCTGTATAGATCACTGTTTTTGAGTGCCATATCAGCACTAATTAATTCATTAGGGACAATAATTGTCCCGCTATTTGCAAAAATAAAAGGCATGTAACTACCTGTCGTAATCACTTGCCTTGTTTCAAATGGATTTTTTAAACTCATGGATTAGCCCCCTTTGGTACTAGGATATAAGCCAACAAAAATAGCCCACCCCCTACTACAAGGAAGCCCAATGGTTTAAATAGCATAAATGCACTGACTGCGATTGAGATGATACCCAACACAATCAGGATAAATGGTAAATACTGGATCATATTTTTCATTGGCGCTCCTTTCTAAAATGTGAAACCGCTTGTAAAATAGTCATTAATTTCTTCTGTACTCATACCAGCAAAAGGGCTTTTGTCTTTCTCATCTGGTGCATTACTAAACTGCGTAAAGTACCACATACCCTCATACAAGGCGTTGACAATTGCATCAGCAATATCAATCTTTGCACTGTTGGTATTCTTATCAATCTTGATACCATTGTTATCTTGCACAATAACTGCATTAGATAACGCACCAAACATGGCGTTGTCATCAAGCATGGTTATTTGTGACTTGATAAACGCCGTTTGCAAGAACTTTGTGGGTTCATTGAGTGACTTGATACCCTGACGAACTGGAATAATCAGATACTCGTTTTTAACCTCGTCAAGTCGCCTGATAAACTTACCAGCGCCCCACTGGTCGTAAAGAATTGCCTTTACGTTCAGATCATTGGCTTCAATAAATGACAACATGTAATTGAACACCTCATCTTCATCAATCAGCCCAAACCTATCACGTGTGATCGTGGCATACCCTTTGCGTTCAACATCTCGATAATTGATACCGTCACGCTGTTCTTTAGCTTCAATCGTTCCCAACTTAGCCAATGGAATAAATGAGTGTTGATATAAGTGATATTTTTGGTTGCCCGTATCGTCTGTATAAGGGAACACAAAGGCAATCGCTGTGTCATCGTTAGTCTGGCTGTAATCAAACCCAATATAGACATCTCTGCCCTGCATATTGAACGCTGGAATAACCGCTTGTGTGAGTAAGTCAACTGGTAGAAACGCATTCTCTTTAGCGTTCTGCCACCTGTTCATGTTCTTAGTGAGAAAATCAGGCAAGCGCCCTTGTGAGTTTAATTCATCACGTTCAGCGGTCATCTTTGGAATTGCTGATTTGCGTTTGCTTTCTAACTCAAATAGTGGGTTGGACTTCTGCCAAACACTTGGATCGCCAAAGGCTTCATCATCGCTATCCTGTTCCCATGCTAGAAATAAGATGTTATCAATCTCATGCCACGTCTTTTGCTCCAGATATGAGCTATAACGCTTATAGTCTGCAAACATTGGACTGCGGACATCAGTCCCACTGGTACTAATAAAGATTGTTTGTGAGTACGGTAAGAACGTTTGACCCGATGTAATCGAGTTGATAAACGCACGGTCTTTAAACAGATGATATTCATCAACAACTGCATAACTAAAATGACCAATACCGTCACTTGTCGTGCTTGATGATGCACTTAATTTACGCATGGTTGTCGACTGGCTTTTAATACGCATCTCACGTTGGTTGTATTCAATACCCCATTGCTTCGCCATTTTAGAAAATGTACCGTCTGCAAGGTTCGCCCATTGGCTAGACATGTATTTGAACAACGCATCAGCATGAGCTGTGTCTGCGCTTGCTACGGCTAACTGTCTGTTTGTGGTTGGTTGCCCAAATAAGAAATTAAATAGGCTTATCAGCGCCATAATGGCTGTTTTACCATTCGCACGAGCCATTGATATGATAGCTCTATCAAAGCGTTTACCGCCTGTATCAGGCTCTTTCCAGCCCTCTAACATACCTACTATAAACGCTTCATAGGGACTGATTTTAAACGGATCTCGTGTCTCAAGGTCAACCAGTAGTGTACTGAACTTGATAATCTTGTCTGTTCGTTCTGCATCATAAGCGTATCGAAAATCAGGATCGCTATTGACACGTTGCAAATCTGATAAGTGGCGTTCAACCGCAAGTTTAATCTTCTCGCCCGCAATGATCTTCCCTGTTAAAACACCAATCGCATATTTAATAGTGGGTTCATCTGCCCCATATTCAGTTATGACATCTTGATATTTCTCAATCATTTACTACCGCCAAACATATCAGCAATAGCATCAGCACTCAAAGAATTATCATCGCTACTTGCCATATCAATTAACGTAGCACGAGAGCTTGGGCTTAGTCCTAAGTCTCCACCCAGTGACTTAACCTTACCTGTGGCATCATTCAAGACGGCAGTAGCTGGGTTTTTGTAGTAGCGACCACCATTTTCATAGATAGCCCCAACTGCCTTGATATTTTCGTAGGCTTCACGCATAACGCTGTAATTGATACAAAAGGCTTCTAGCGTTGACTTATCCGCTACCGTGATATAACCCAATTTATTCAAGGCAGGCACTAAGGTAGTCCATAATCGACTAGCTACACCAGTTAAATGCTTAGGCGCTGTTTTTGGTAACTGGTTTAATTCTGCATTGGCTTGTTTCAGTGCTTCAGTACGCTCTCTCTGATAACTTTCATCTTCCATTGATGTTGTAATTTTTGCTTTTCTAGGCATTCGCTACCTCCTAACTTTTTATTTTTTATGTACGCCAAAAGGTGAACTAAGCCTTTTGACATTTGATGACAAAACCGAAAAAATAACTCGTCGTTATTAAAAGGAAGCCAGCTCTGTATCATGCTTCCCCTTGATTAACTAAGGCGGGGGTATTTTTTAACTTGATCCAAAATAAAAAGGACTGAAATTAATCAATCCTTTAGAACTTTGACCCACCACTCACGGCTTAAGTGCTTTAACTTCTCATCTGACATCTTGCTTTCAATTGCTGTCTTATGACTGTGATGTGATCGACTAAGCAACCACAGGTTATCCATATCCAACTGCTCTTCTTTAGTTTTTAACAATCTACGTGGGATAATGTGATCTGCTATCAAATCGCCTTGATCATACATCTTGCCGTCTACGGCATCAATATACATGTCTCGTTGCTTTACATATAAGCTAATTCGCTCCCATTGCTTCGACTGATAGAACGCATGACCCAACTCCGGTCTAACATTCTCATTGTACTGCTTAAGATATTCAGCCTTAGCATGTTGACCATGTAACGTCTTAGATGCAAGTGTATCAGCCTTAGCTAGTCTATCTTGATACGCTGACATTCGCTTACTGTAATGTGTATCACAATAGTCAAAGCCCAGCTTAATCAATTCACGGCAACCAACTTCGGCACATCTGTGTAATCGCATTGAGTACCTCTGCATATCTTTCCATACTACAATTATCGCATGTATATCTGATATAAAACGGCAGACAAACGGCAATCATACTGCAATATCTAAATCTGATAAGCCAAGTGTCACACTGTCCTTAAACGCTTTTTGATATGTGCGACATGTGCGCTCCGATAGGTTCATGCGCAACGAGATAACCAGCCATGTCAATCTATCACGCCTATCATAGTGCATACGTGCTACCTCACGTGTTACCTCGTCCCATGACAACTCTAGACGCTTAATTGTGTCTCGTTGCATTACCAAGTCATGTAAGATGCTGTCTGCTTCATATCGAGCCAGTAGGTCATCTAACGGACGTGTTACCTTATTTACAGCCTTACCGCCACCAATATTCTCGTCACTCGGACGCCATTGTAGCTCTGACCGTCTTAGCATGATTAGTCCGTCTAACACACCACTATAATATTTAGTCAGCAATTCATCTGTCTTATCCGCCATACATCAGTCCTTTCCAAACACGTTAAACCACAACTTACCTTGTCCAAACTCTCCGATGTTCCAATCTAGTTTATCTATAGTATTTGCGTCCAATTTGATGTGACTGAAGTACCCACGATATGCCCGCAAAGCTGGGTTTGTTTCAATTCTTTCTTTATGCATTGAGTTTAAGAACATATGCTCTTCGAGTTTGAACTCTTTCAAAAAACTTGTAAATTCAACAAAAGCCTGCCGATAGTCATCTTTGCCGATCTCTTCGATCTTACGAACTCGATCAGAAAAATACTCAATCTGTTTCGCTACTTCTGCAATCGTTACATCATCATTTAGCTTCATTGTGATTTCCTCGCACTTCTTCTAACTTCGCTTGTAAGCGCATCATTGAATCGTTACGATTTTTAGCCCAATTAACCGTATGATGCTCGTCATCAAGTACGAATACTGGTTCTGGGAACAGCGCGTTTAATCGCATTACTTCGCTCGGCATCAACATATACTTTTCTTCGGTTTCCATTTTTATTCTCCTTAGTGTAGATACTATCAAGTATTTTTACCTGTTGTTTCCCTTATTTTTCCCTTATATTTACCTCTAATCTCTTAGAGCCACAAGGGTTTTTACCCCTTTTACCTCATATAGGTTTTTGTCCCATATATATAATAATCAGTGCTTTTATTTATATGTACACACTATGTAATTTTAATATGAGGTAAATAAGGTAAAAAGCCTTGCTACATCAACATTCTTGAGGTAAAAAAGGGGTAAAAATGAGGGAAACATGGGGTAAATTATTTGTCCAAATATTTAACGCCTATCATTCTCTGTGCAACCTGCCCATTATCGTTTGCGTCTTTGTTATTTGGAAATGTCGCACCCGCTTTTTTAACCTCATACCCAAGCTCTCTCAAACGGGACATAACGTTTTTTGATGACGGCACTTTTTCCATGCCGTTTTCTTCCCAATAATATTTCAATTCGTTATATATCCAATTACTGCGTGGACGACTATTAGAATCAGCTACCAAATGTTCGTTTGCCCAATTCTCGATGTCATCGCTTTTTAAAAACCATTCGGCGGTTGCATCTTCAATGTCTTGTGTCAAACTCATCTTCCGATTTTTCTTGGCTTCTGCAAACATCGACATTGCGTAGTATACAAAAGAACCACGGTCTTTCATAAACTCGGTGTAGTTGTCATCATCATCACTTTTTGAAATATGTGGCGCTGACTTAGTAACAACGATTTTCATTCTGCGCCTGATGCCCGCATTTGGTTTAATAGCTGGTGCTTCATTGGCTGTAAATAACAATTTGGCATGATTCGTAAAACTGAAACTATTTTCGCCTTTACGCTGTACCTGTAATGAATCTTGACCTGTCAAATTGTTGATTGTTTCAAAATCTGGAATGAAGTCGTTTTTTAGATCACTTTTAATGTTTGCGTATGATCCGTACATTTCGGCTGTCATGAATTTGTCTTTTGCAATTTGCTCAAGTGATAAACTAGTTGTCATCTTTTTGCCAATAAAAGCTCGCATCAATTCAACCAAGTAACTTTTACCAGCTCCCGCTTGACCTGTGATAATGACTGCGTATTGAAACGGTCTATAATCACGGTGGAACATTGATCCAAAGAACTCAATCATAAATGGTGCATTTTCCCCAAGGGTTTCAGTAAAGAGGCTTAACGTCTTACCAACGTTTAAATCATCTTTAATCTCGAAATCAAAACCACCAAGAATATATAAATCAGGGCTATTAGGAATAAACATCATTGTGTCTCCGTCTACTGCGGTATTCTTAAACGATACCAAAGACGGCTTTGTTTCAAATACGTGCCTACGGTCGTCCCTAAGCGCTCTTGATAAAGCAAGCTCTAATATATCCTTAATTAACCGAGCCGACACGTATTCGCCCAACACATCACTAATTTTAGCTTTTAAAAACGTAAATGCCTCTGATCGCGTTTTAAACATCTCCCAGTATTGACCATTGTAGAAAAACCCCGCCAAGCTACTCAATGTGTTAAAGTAGCGTGTACCACTTAAAACAATATCAGCAACCATTACTTGATTCACTTTAGTGTTGTTGTTTGCATCTGCGAAAACAAAATCAGGCGTATCATATTCTATTTTTTTAAATTTTTCCGACATTAACGCCCCCCATTGATGCGCGCTTTACTTGACGATTATATGCTGACCTAAAAATTGTATTCACTTCTATATCTGGTAATGGATCACTTGATTCAGAATTAATTTTTTGCACTAATTGGTAAACCAAGTTTGGATCAATGTCTTTAATGCTAAGCAACCACCCGCTAATGCTCATCACTTGGTTGTTGCGTTGCCCTGTCTCAAAGCCATTTAAAAGCATTTCAAGCCGTTGGTTCATTGAATACTTAGGTCGGCGCTTTTGTGCGGTATACCCACTAGTGGGCACGCTATAAGCTAAGTCAATCAACCACTGTGGCATCATGTTCGCTTCACTAAACGGCTTACCGATGTGCTGATAACTAATAAAGCCACCGTCTAACTGTTTAACACTTGGCGCTACTGTAACTCTATCCGTGATAAGCTCTACACCGTCCAGTAAGTTGCGTTTTAGACTTGATACATCTAAATCATCAGGTACTCGATAAAACACGTGTAAGCCTTGCCGAGGTGTTTTTTCCACAACTTCATTATCAAAGTTGGCTTTTATCCCAGCCCTTGCTAACGAACGAATGCCGTTTTTGCTAGGCGTATGCCGATCGATGTCTAAGCAAACTAGGTTAGTACCTTGTAAAACGATGCCGATATTGCTATCTACCCCATACTTATCAAACATATTAGCCAACACATTCACATCTCTAGTAGCATCTAAGTGTCCGTTACTACCCTTGTGCGGTGCGTTCGTGCCTTGTGATAAAAGGTAAACTCCAAATCCTTGTTCTATCAACTCTTGACCTTTTGTGGTATAATTAGAGTTGATAGAATTATCTTTAGTCCCTTGAACATTTGCCGTCAAACTCGTGTTCAGGGCTTTTTTTGTGTCTTCAATCATGTAGCGATTCCCCCATTACCAAGCCGATTAAGAACGCTGAAGCAACCAATACAACTAGTCCGATAAACTGTGTTACCCATGTAATCATTTCTTCTCCTCCTGTAACCAGTTATTTAATTTATCAAACGTTGATTGATGAACAATAGTTTGCTCGCCACTCAATATTTTTGACATTGTAACGTGGTTGACGCCACTTAAATTAGCCAACGCTTTAATACTCAATCTGTTTAAAGCTTTTGCAATAACAATTTTGTCGACAAATTTTTTCTCTAATGCTTTCATTTCCGCTCCTTTTGACCAGTTGGTCATTTAACAATATCTAAAGTATAACTGACCAGTTGGTCATTTGTCAATAGTTTTTTTACCAAGTGGTCATTTATAGTTGTTTTTGTTATAATTAAAGCATGAATAGACTAAAAGAATTAAGAACTGAAAAAGGTTTGACTTTATCAAAAGCTGTCACTGAACTGAATGATCTCGGTTTAAAATTAACACCTACTTCATTAGCAAGGTATGAAAAATGGCCAAACAAGGGAGGTAGAAATCCATCTTTCGAGACATGGGTGACATTGGCTGATTATTATGGCGTTCCGTTAAACGAATTGATGAATATGGGCGATATTAGTGAAAAAGTATCAAATATTGTCGACACATTCAGGAAAAGCAATGATAGGATGTTAAGCACTCAACTCGATCGTATAAGCAAAACAAAATTTCGTGATTTTGAATCATTAAACATTGCATACGCTGTTCAAATGGTTTTGGATATGTACGATAGATATGATGATGATTCAGATGAATTAACAAATATAACTGTGATACTACATGCGCTAAATAATATGATTAACAATACAATTGATGACGATGACGATTATCAAGATACAATCGAACGCTTCACAAAGTTAGTAAATAATTTAAAAGAACAAAATAAAAAAGCCTCCGAATAAACGGGGCTTTTTGTTTTAATTATTTTTCCAGGCAAACATTGGTAGTGTATCTGAAAGACTTTTGATCTCGTCGGCCACTTCGGCTTCAGGAATACCATCTTTTAAAGACAATACCGTCTCAATGTCGAATGACAAACAAGCCATTGCTTTAGTCTTTTTACTAAGACCATCTTGAGAATATTCTTTAAAACCAAACTTTGAATAAAAATTTATAGCAGGATTAAGTGCATCTAGAGTTATGAAACACCCTCCTATAACAGGAAGTACCTGCCAATAAACATTTAACATCAAATGTTTCAACAAAACTCTGCCTAATCCTTGTCCCTGAAAATTTGAATCTATAGCAAAATACGGTACATCAACGCTTGGATATCCTATGTTTCCATCTTTTGTTCCGTGGAAACGTGGCGTATTTCTTTTATACCTTTTAGAAACTTTAGTGACACCCATTTGCAAAACGTAAAAACCAGCAATCTGTTTGTCGATAAACATTAAATTGGTTACAGCAAAGGCGTTTTTTTGCTCATCTATGGCATGTAACAAATATTCGTTTATTTCTTGGTAATTTGTCAAGTAATTTTTATCCACATTATCCGGTGTGCAATCAAAACCAGACTGTATATCGTCGTCGCTTAAAAGGTTTCCAACTGTTCCAAACTCAACTGTTACCTCTGGTTGCATCTTTAATGATTAAGCACGTACAAAGTTAAAAGTTTGTGCAGAGGTCTTCAAGAATGCTTTTTTTGCTGCATTGAGATTTTTTTCTCTATTTTCTGCTTTATTTTTGTCCAATTTTTTATTATTCATAAGGTCAACAAAGATATCAAAATCTTTATTTTCCATTGATAATTTCTTTTCAACAATTTTCGTTCTAGTCAT